AGCATTTATTGAACAAATTGGAGAAATATGGGCATCAGCTCAACAAACATTAGCAACTGGTGGTGGAGCAATAGTACTTTCAACACCTTATGGAACTGGAAATTGGTTTCACAAGACATGGGTCTCTGCTGAAAATGCAGAAAATGACTTTTTACCAATTAAATTACCCTGGTATGTTCACCCTGAACGAAATGAGGATTGGAGAAAGCGTCAAGATGAATTACTAGGTGATCCTAGATTAGCAGCCCAAGAATGTGATTGTGACTTTAGCACTTCAGGTGATATAGTATTTTATTCTGAGTGGGTTGAATTTATAAAAGAAACAACAATTAAAAACCCTGTAGAACGAAGAGGTGCTGACCAAAATTTATGGATATGGGAACCAGCAGATTATACACGTGAGTATATGATAGTAGCTGACGTAGCCAGAGGTGATGGTAAAGACTCTTCCGCCTGCCATGTAATTGATATAGCAACTAACGCTCAAGTTGCTGAGTATCGAGGACAGCTTCCACCTAAAGAATATGGTTATTTCTTAGTAGGTTTAGCTTCCGAATATAACAATGCAATGTTAGTAGTTGAAAATGCTTCTATTGGTTGGGCAACTCTTGATGCTATCATTGAAAGAGGTTATAGAAATTTATACCATTCACCAAAATCAGACCAATTAACTGCTGACTCTTATTTACGAGTATTTGAAGGCAATTCAGATATGACTCCTGGTTTTACAATGTCATTAAGAACACGACCTTTAGTTGTAAATAAATTTAGAGAGTATGTAGGGGATCGTTCTGTAACAATTCGTTCTAAACGTTTGTTAGAGGAAATGAAAGTATTTGTATGGAAAAATGGTAGACCTGAAGCTCAATCTGGTTATAATGATGACTTAGTAATGGCTTTTGGTATAGGAATGTTCTTAAGAGATACTTCTTTAAAATTCCAACAAATGTCTCATGACATGACTCGCGCTACACTTGGTAGTATGAGCAAGACTAATTATATTGGTGGATATAATAGTAACCAGGTTCAAAATCCATATTCTCTTCAAACAGACCATGGACAAGAGGACATTAAGTGGTTATTGTAATATTTATAATTATAAAAAACTTTACAAATGGCAGATACTAGTTTATTCACCCGACTACAACGACTGTTTTCTACAGATGTTATTATAAGAAACCAGGGTGGCAACACATTAAAAGTAATGGATGTTGATTCTATTCAACAATCTGGAGATATAGCTACTAACTCATTAATAGATAGATACAATCGTTTATATTCACCATCATCAACATCACTTTTAGGTGCTCAAATTAACATCAACTGGCAGTATCTTAGAACCATGGTCTATTCAGACTATGATAACATGGATTATGATGCCATTGTTGCTTCTGCCTTAGATATTATAGCAGATGAAAGTACATTAAAAAATGATATGGGAGAGGTGCTCCATATTAAATCAAGTGACGAAGATATTCAACAAATTCTTTATAACTTGTTCTATGATGTGTTAAATATTGAATTTAATTTATGGTCTTGGATTCGCCAAATGTGTAAATATGGTGACTTTTTCCTTAAGTTAGAAATTGCTGAAAAGTATGGTGTGTATAATGTAATTCCATATACCGCTTATCATATTGAACGTCAAGAAAACTATGATAAAGATCATCCAAACGCTGTAAGATTTAAATACTCACCTGAAGGTATTTTTACTGGTGGCTCTGGTTACTATGGCTCACCTAATTTAGGAACATTTGATAACCAACCAGGTATAACTTTTGATAACTACGAAATGGCTCACTTTAGATTGTTAACTGATGTTAACTATCTTCCTTATGGTCGTTCATATTTAGAACCAGCTCGTCGTATCTTCAAACAGTATGTGTTAATGGAAGATGCTATGTTGATTCATAGAATTTCTCGCTCTCCTGACCGTCGTATATTCTATATTAATGTTGGTTCTATTCCTCCAAATGAAGTAGAAAACTTTATGCAGAAAACTATTTCTACAATGAAGCGTACTCCATTAATGGATAATCAAACAGGTGAATATAACTTAAAATACAACATGCAAAACTTATTGGAAGACTTTTATATTCCAATTCGTGGTAATGATCAATCAACTAAAATTGAAACTACACCTGGTTTACAATATGATGGTATTCAAGATGTTACTTACTTAAGAGATAAATTATTTGCAGCCCTTAAAGTACCTAAAGCATTTATGGGTTATGAAAAAGATTTGACTGGTAAAGCAACATTAGCAGCTGAAGATATTCGTTTTGCTCGTACTATTAATAGAATTCAACGTATTACTTTATCTGAGTTATATAAAATTGCCTTAGTACATTTATATTCTCAGGGTTATACAGGTGAACAGTTAACTAACTTTGAGTTAGATTTGACTACACCGTCTATTATCTATGACCAAGAAAAAATAGCATTGTTAACTCAAAAGGTTGACTTAGCTCAAAAGATTATGGATCTTAAAATATTGCCTTCTGATTGGATTTATGATAATATATTCCACTTCAGTGAAGACCAATATGATGAATATAGAGATTTGATTGTTGAAGACCAAAAACGTTCATTTAGACAAAAACAAATTTCTGAAGAAGGTAATGATCCTAAAGTATCAGGCAAATCATATGGTACACCACATGACTTAGCTTCACTTTATGGTAAAGGAAGAATGTATACTGAACCTGATAATGTGCCTGTAGGATATGGAGATGATGTTAAATTAGGCAGACCAGTAGAAAAATCAACTGATAGAAACACTCAAGATAGCCCATTTGGTAAAGACAGATTAGGTGTAGCAGGTATGAGAGATGCTGACAATGAAAATGAAAATGGATCTATTAGAGCTAACTATAAAGGTGGTTCACCATTAGCTTTAGAAGCTAAACAGGTTTATCTTAAAAATAAGACATTGATTGAAAACTTATTTAAAGACAAATCATCAGGTGGAGAATCACTATTAGATGAATCTAAGTTGAAGAAATAAAAATCCTTATATATTTATAACAAAATCTTTAGAATGAATATAAAACATTCCAAGTATAAAAATACAGGTCTTTTGTTTGAGCTTTTGGTTAGACAAATAACTGCTGATACTTTATCCGGGAAAGACTCAAAAGCAACAGGTATACTTAAAAAATATTTTGTAAAAACAGAGTTAGGTAGAGAATACAAATTGTATGAAACTCTTTCAAAATACAAAAATATAACTGAAGGTAAGGCAGAGGTAATTGTAAATACTTTAGTTGAATCATCTAAGGATTTAAATAGAGGAGCATTAAAAAGACAAAAATATAATTTAATTAATGAAATTCAGAAGTTTTATAACTTAGAATTATTTTTTAAGACTAAATTACCTAACTACAAGGCTTACGCTTCATTATATACGTTAATAGAGATATATAATAGTGAAAATTTGTCTACTCCTGATCAAATCATTTCAAATAAATTAACATTATTAGAACATTTATCATCTAAATCTGTTAATAAACAAAAAGTAGAAGATGATTTATTAACTGAATTCCAATCATATGATAAAGACCTTAGAATTTTAACATATAGAGTTATGTTAGAAAAATTCAATGGTAAATATGCTGATTTGAATGATAATCAAAAATTAGTTTTAAAAGAATTTATTAACTCTGTTGATTCTACTCCAAAATTAAAAGAATTTTATAACACTAAAGTAGAAGAAATTAAAGAAGAACTAAGTAAATTATCTAAAAAAATTACAGATAAAGCTACTCAAATTAAATTAAATGAAGTAACTAATTTATTAACTCCACTTAGTAAAACATCTGGAGTTGATAATGATAATTTAGTTAACTTATTACAATATTACGAACTTTTAGAAGAACTTGTAAAAGCTAATGGGTAAGTTTAAGTTTAAATTAAAAGAAACATCAACAATAGCGTCTGACTCAGGTTTTACATCAGGCGGTGAGGGTGAAAACCATAACGGTCCATCACCTAGAAAATCAACCTATGGAGCTTATACACAAGCTGGATTTAAAAAAGTGAATGAAGGTCCAGGGGCGTCTATGGGACCTGGTCCTAAGGCTGGTCCTGAAGGAGTAACTAAGAACAAATATGTGACTGACTTTAAATACAAGTTAGTTAAACAACCAATTAAAGAGGTTGAAGATATTGATACTTTTTTAGATGATATGCAAATTAATGATCTATCTAGAAGAGAATTTATTGGAAGTCGTTTAAGGGCTTTTGATAATATAGAAGACCAATTAAATCAATTAGTTCCTTTATTGCAACAAGCAAAAAGCAAAACAATTGATTATTATAGAAGCAA